TGCAGACGCTGATGACGCTGCTGCTGTTGCGCTAGACGCCGCATTGGTCGCGCTAGTTGCTGCCTCAGATGCCTTGGTCGTAGCTGTCGTAGCACTAGACGAGGCATTGGTTTCTGATGTACTAGCGTTGCTCGCGCTAGTCGCGGCATTGGTTTCACTGGTTGCCGCATTGGTTGCGCTTGAGCCAGCAGCTGTGGCACTCGTTGCAGCAGCGGTTGCGCTAGTAGACGCATTAGACTCGCTGGTAGCTGCGTTGGTGGCACTAGTCGCTGCCTCAGACGCTTTGGTTGTAGCTGTGGTTGCGCTAGAAGCTGCAGACGTAGCACTGGTTGATGCGTTGGTTGCGCTGGTTGCAGCGTTAGTTTCGCTGGTTCCTGCGGCAGTCTCACTAGCAGCCGCTGCGGTAGCTGATGCAGCAGCATTGGTTGCTGATGTAGCTGCGTTAGTTTCACTGGTTGCAGCGTTTGTTGCGTTAGTCGCAACAGAGGACTCGCTAGACGCAGCCGCTGTCGCACTAGCCGCCGCAGCAGTAGCACTGGCAGCAGCTTCATTTGCTTTCGTAGTAGCAGTCTGGGCGTTCTGAGCTACCTGAGACGCATACGCATCCGTGGAAGCATCGCCTGAACCGCCATCACCACGATAGATAGGCATAGACTACTCCTAGAAAAACAAACAAAAAGGAAAAAGGGGCCGTTGCCGACCCCCTAGAACGATCACTCGTCAGCGATGGCGATGATAAAGCCAGCTTCGGGGCGATAGGTTTCAACACCGTACAGAGTGTCAGCCGTGTACAGCGTGGAGAGGTACTCCTGCTTGTACTGGGTCTGAGAACGTACAGCCATTTGCTCTGCCATTACAAGGGCGTCCTTGTGGAAGAACAAGCAGCCACGGGTGTCTACAGATGACGCAGAGTTCTGAGCAGCTACTTCCAGAACGGGAGCGTTGCTAGAAACGTATACGTCTACACCGTACAGGTTGCCGATAAGACCAGACTCAACACCACGACCACCAACAAAGTCGGAAGATACGTAGCGGTCGATGCCCATGATTGACTTACGAGCCGCAGGCGGGATCACCAGCACACGACCGTCCATCGGTACATCAGCGTCGTCCATGAGCTTGATAGCTTCACGGAAAGCGAGGTCAGTAAAGTTGTCACCAGCCGTTACAGTGTCAACAGCGTAAGCAGCAAGGCCGCTAGAAGCGTTGACATAGTAGCTGTTGCTGTTTACCCAGTCAGCACCAGTGTTGGCAGGAGACTGAGTACGAGTACCGTCACCAAAGCCAGTAGCAGCGTTGATGAGGTCGGTGTCAACTTTCAGAGCCAGCTGGTAGCCAGCGTCTTCAGTGTAGAACTGTCGCAGAGAGGACAGAGCCTGTACTTCTACGATGTCTTCGATCAGACGCGAGTACTCAAAGTGACGGTCTACAGTGATCGTCAACTCTGACTCAAGGTTAGCCTGAATCGTAACAGCTACAGCTTCTGCCTTAGCAGACGCAGAGCCACGGATAGGCTTAGGTACGTGAATAACGTCACCCTTCTTGCCAGTCATAGCGAGACGCTTGACAAGGGGAGCCATCTTCAGGTTCTTTTGATAAGCAGCGATTACTTCATCGCTCCAGATTTCTGGGATAAAAGTCCCAGCAGCAGTTTTGTCTACTACAGCATTAGCTGTAAAATAGGCACCAGAGGTTTCACCAGCCATTGTAATTCTCCTTTAGGCTATCGAACCCGACCCTCTGCGTATGCCTTCAGTAACTCATCTGATAGACTTTGGTAACGCTCTGGGTCGGTACGCATAAGTTTAATAATGTCAGCACGACGATAAACTTTCTTGCGTGATCCCTCTCCTGTTCCGCGAGCGTTGCCTGTGTTAGCCGACTTTACTGCACTCTTACGGGCTGCTTTCTCAGCTTGCGCTGTTTGTTGAACTACTTGGTTCTTCTCTTTCCAGAGACTGAACAGTTCGTTCGCAGCATCAAAATCGTACTGTTGGTCAGCCTGAACAAACAACTGTGTTCTGACCTTTGACCCTTTGATCCACTCAGCAAACTTAGGATCCTGGAGTACTTGCTCCATATCTGGGTGTTGCTGTTGAAGTTGTGCTAGCGTTGCTTGCTTCTTAGCTTGCTCTGTATACGCTTGCGCTTCTTTAATCTTTGGGTGATTGTCTATAGCTCGGTTAACAGCTTTGTTAGGATCAACAAAAAAATCTACATCTTCTTCATCGTCTTGTTGTTGCTGTTGTTGAGGTGCTTGTTGTGTTGCGAGTTGTGTCTGGATGTGTTCATCAACAATCTTTCGTAGTTCACCAACTTCAGTACTCTGTTTGCCTGAAAACTTCTCAAGCTCTTGGTGCATCTGTACGAGGTCTTCAACAGACTTACCACGGTACTTCTCTGGTAACTCAGGTTCCTGTTCAGGTTGTTCCTCTTCGGGAGTCTCTACAGTATCCTGTTCTAGCTCTTGGGTTGTTGAATCTTGTTCTTCTTCCTGACGCTCATCTATTAGTGTTGCTCGTGACATTTTAAACTTACCCCGCCTATTATTATTATTAGGTTATGGAGGATTAAATGGGAGTTGCCTCTATGGTTGAGATTCCCGACTCTTTTGCCCAGCTTGTTCATGTTCACGTACCCACTTCATGTGTCTTCCGGGGAAGTCCCCAGAGGCACCGTCAAGTACGTGTTTAGTTGCTGATGCAATTCTTGTAGCGTTAGCGCCACACCCGCACCTACTGGATGTGACGCCTGCTTCTACAAATTCTTCAAAGGTGTGTCCGTTGGTACAACGAAAGTCAAATACTTTAATCATCTTCTTCTTCAGAAGGCTTAGTAGCTTCGTCGTAGTTGGTCTTGACAATAGTTTCCATGTTCAGTAAATGGGCTAATACGTTTAGTTGTCCCTTACGAAAGAACATATCGTCAGCATCTTTAGCCGCTTCAATACTGTTAATACTCAAAGCATTGTTGCCAAAGTCCTGCATTAGTTGTTTCCAACCGTCTGTCAGAAAAAGACTAAAGTAGTTGTCGTAGTACTGTTGTGTTTCTTGATCCACGTGAGGCCTCTTCGGTTGTCTCTGTTAATAAGATGTACCTAAGTACACTGTATATTATATCATACTTTTTTGCAAAAGTCAAGCATTATTTCTTATTTTTGGTAGTTTTTCGCCTTCTACCAGAGGCTGTAACTGCGTGTTTAATCTTAGCTGGCCCAGTTTTACGTCGAGATGACGAGGCTTTTTCAGCTTTTGTCATCTTAGCTGCGACAGCTTTGGGTCTGCACGAGGGGTACGGACGCTTAGATTTAGTAGCAGATTTACGTCCACAGGGCTTTCCGGTCTTTACATCGACCCACTCTTCCTTGAACCATTTCTTGAGTGCGGCACCCTTTTTACTTTTTCTTACGGCCACTTTTGTTACCCCAGTTCTTAGCGCCTACCTTGCGGCACTTAGCTACGGCACCAGACGCATACGCAGAAGGCCACACCTTGTAACGGGCTTTGACCTTTTTTGCACACGCATCGTTTGCCTTTTTCTTTTTCTTAGCAGGCACTAGTAGCCTCGCTTCATCGGCTTACGCTTAGGCTTTGCTGTTGCTTTTTTCTTAGCTTTTGCTTTAGGCTTGCTCTTACTTCCGTACATCTTCATAGCTTTCTCCTTTGCTGTCTTAGGCAGGTCTTTCATGTGGAACAGCGGTACTGATGTTTTAGTGTGGGTTTTACCTGAGTGCAGTGAACCGTCAGGCATCTTGTGGGTTTCTCCAGTGTGCAGAGTCCCGTCTTTTTTGTAGTGTGGTACGCCTTTAGCCATCTTACCATTTCACCTTGTTTGCCCAGTAAGCCGCAGACATTTTGCCTTTAGCTATGTTTTTTGCGTGACGAGCTTTAAACGATGCTCGTTTCTTTTTCATCTTGTCGCCTTCACCCGCTTTAGGTTTACCAGCAGTCTTAGCACCCTGTTCACCAAAGCGTATCGTTTTTACTTTGTCGCCTTCTTTGGCAACGACAACGTGGCTTTTCTTCGGATGATTAGGCGTTCTCTTCGGCTTGTTGTACCCGCTTACTCCTGCTCGTGCTAGCCTTGGATCCTTTTTGCTTGGCATTAGATTCCTCCTTCTGTTGGGCTAGGTCCGACATTAGGCCCTCTAGGGCCACGAGCCTGCTCTCCAGTTCGTCTAATCGGTTGAACTGATCCTGGAACGCTTGGTTGATCTGGGCCAGAAAGCTGTTCATTTCTGTTTGTGTCATTAACACGAGATGCAACTCCTCTACTATCTATGGCTTTTTCTTTTAATGCTACTTCAGCAATCTTAAGTCTACGCTCAAACTCTCTGTCATCTGCGTCACCGTCTCTAAGATTACGTGTAATAGCATTAATCTTATCAATCTCAAGCTCCTCAGGAGCCAACTCAGAGTCGATAAGGTACTTAGTAGCCCTTGCTTGAGACTCAGCGGCCTGTCCTTGCAATGCAGCAGTTTGTGCTTGCTGGAACTCAATTTGTGCTTGTTGAGTCATTTGAGCCATTTGCTGTGCCTGAGGATCTGGCTGAGACGCTTGCTGCATAGATGCAATCAACTCATCACGGTTGCTCAAGTTCATGTTGTCGATAATGCTCTGGATCAACACAGGGTAAATTGGACTGTCTTGCTTCATGGTTTGCAACAGTTGTACCAGCTGCGTTACCTCGTACTCACGAGCAATAATGCCTAAAGTAGACGTAGCGTTAAACTTGTAGTCAGCCACGGGGTAGTTCTCAGGGTCAAACTGCATATACCTGTGTGCAGCTTTGGTTACAAACGGTAACAGGAATGACTGCTGGAAGTTAATCAGTGTGCGTTTGTGACGTTTAATAATAGCGCCAAGAGACATAGAAATCCCAGCGGCAGTAGCTTCACCATTAACACTTCCAGCGATTCCGGCTGAATCAACCGCTCCTGTAGCCTGCTGTACCATTTGTTGCAGCGCTGATGCTTGGGCAAAGGTAATTTGATTGACTTGACCAAAGTTGAACGGTTGTAGTACTTCACGGGGATCTCCATTAGTCAGAATCATTTTTCCAGGACGTACCTCAGGTTTAGCGCCTCGGGGTAAACGTGTGGCGTCAATAGCCATCATAGGATGAATCGTCAGTCCCAGTGCGTCAATACGTGCGCGTAGTTCGGTGTCTAGAGCCTTCTGGCTGTTGTAGCCCTTCTCACACACGCCACGGCCCCAGAAGCGGCCCGGAACAACGTCCCAAGGGAACGCGACTACAGGACGATCACCCATCATGTAAGGGTTAGCTTCTGCTTTTAGCAGCGTACCGCCGTTAGCGATAACCACGATAGCCTCAACGTACATAGACTCAGATTCAACGTCAACGTCTTCAG